GGGAGGGCAAGGGTGATAGTGAACTAAGCTTCCCATGGATCAGGTGTTTGGTGATTGCCAAACAACTCATCCACATGATTAAGCGTACGGTCAATAGCCTCATCTAACCCTTCGACTTCTACGCAAGAAGCGTTGAGCAACCAAGCATTGAAAGGATCGGAAGCGGAAGCCTTGGGAAGATACAAGTAGTACCACTTGGAACCCTTGCTACCCGTATAGGCTGACTGCGCCCACTTGTGGGATTTGCCGAGAATCCGCTTGGTTGTGGCGAACTGCCCTAAGGTCATGCTACCACAATAGGTGTAGCACGGTGACGTGCTAAGGTTATTGCCAATAACAGCACCTATGTTCCGTAAGAACTTAACAGAACCCATGAAGTTCGCAAGGATAGCCTGAGCTAGGATGCCCTTGAAAACTATGTGCTGGGTAACACCGTTAATAATTGTCGAGAACTTCAAGGCATCTCGTCTTGCCTTAATTTGAACACATGCAGTTTGCATAGTGTAGTACCTTCGCATTTTATGTTGGGCTGCTAAGGGATTTCAAAAGAACCCATTTGCCGTTATGTTACCAGCATGGTAACACTCAGCGTGGCGAATGATAGTGAATACTGTGACGCTGTTTCGCCCTTACAGGCATCATCAGGCTGGGCACACACCCAGCGACAGCGTTGCACCCCAAAGGGTGCAACAAGGTTAGAATCAAAAGTCGATAGTTTCAATCATGTGCGATGGTAATGAACAGGTATGAACCGGAAGGTAGCATGCATCTGAACTTGCCATGTCACGTTCAATCTTAGCGAATACTACCTGAGCTTTCAAATAAGCACGTGTGCTTATTGATAGCCTATTGTAATGGCGCTTGATTGACCTGATATCGGCTTTTGACAAGATTTGAATACTTGTCATAGCAGTTGGTTTAGAACCGTTAACAGGTGTCCTGTAGCAATTATATTAACCACATCCGCACAGGACTGAACGTTAATGTGATAGTGAATGCTGGGCACGTGGCTCTGGCAGAGTCAAGGCACGCTCAGAGTAATCCAAGCAATCAGAACCTGTAATGCCGTGACTGAGCAAGGAGCTTGCGACATTGCGAAGTCACCACAAGGCAAGGGCGAAGGCTACGAGGGAACAAAGAGCGAAGCGACATTGTGAGCGAGTATCAACATGGTTCCATATTCTGAGTAGCACGTGGCAGAGAACAAGGGGGGTAATCCAACCTTTGGAATCTTTTTAGATTACACCTATAATAGTCTTCCGAGACAGAGGTGCGTTACCTTTTTAGGGGGGGGTAGTTTTATATGGAGGGGGTAGTTACTACTAGGAGGACTAGGAGCAGTACTATTATAACGGAGGCGAGTATAGGGGCTTCGTTTGTGTCGTAGTATATTTTGGGCATAGGTAGTGCTGTGTAGTGCTTATAGGTTCTGTTACAGGGTTCTGTTAGCTACTGTATCTAGCTTATAATTATTAGTAGTATTATTTTCTAGGTATGGAGCCCTGTTATACTCTGTGTAGAAGCTGATAGGTTTGGATGGCTCGGAACGAGGGATGAAGTTAGTGTTTTTTTTCCACAAATGCAACTATGTTAATTAATTTTTCGTTATTTGTGATAGAAAGAATATGGCATCATATTCTGCATTCGAGATATTTCGAGTATGCAACATCTTGGTGACGGAATTTATTCTCAGCAGTATTACAGTGAGGATTATTTTATATTGTTTGAAGTTTTGGGATATGAGCGCAGGCGTTTGGCGTTGTTAGACATTCTTGTAATTTCTCATGAGATAAGTTTCAAGACCAATGATGAAGGTTTATTATTTTTCTTAGTTTTGTTTTTCAAGTCCGACATGGGCGAGAACTTAATTCCTCGAGAGGGGGAATTGTTTAACTATAAATCCAAATAACATGAAGAAGGGATATGCAAAGCACCGTAAGAGTGGTAAGGGTGGAGTACCTAGTGGCACTACCATACATTCTACATCTATTAGTGGTGGCACGGGATCTGGCAATTTATACAGCAAGGTAAAGCCATCTATTGACAATGAGAATCCTCCCGGTCATAAGGGTTACGGGGTATAGTATTTATGCTCCGGTTATTTGACATAGACTCTGAGGGTGATGTCATATTGCAGGATGATACGTTCTTACTTATTCCGGAGTTACGGGATGTTTACAAGGACAAGAAGCTAGGCTCTAAAGCTATTAGGTGGCTTGTGTTGGTATGTGATTATTGTTCACCCTACCGCAGGCTTTTGCTGGACAAGCGCAAGGAGGATGTTTCTTTGGACTTATATGACAAGGGGAGCGTAAAGGCTTTGGAGTGTGATTTGATGGAGGCTGCTATAGCTAAGTACAAGAGCTTACAGTACGAGCCTGTCTATGAGCAGTATATTATTTACACTAGGAAGATAGCACAGTACAACGACTACATGGATAAGTTGGATGTCACCAACGAGAATGCTGAGGATTTACAGAAGGTGATGATAGGTCAGCAGAAGGTAGTAGAGGCTAGGGAAGTTATCCGTGAGTTGATTTTGAAGAAGAAGGAAGAAGAAGTTATTGGTGGGGGTGGGGATACCACCTTCATAGAGCAGAAACTATTAAATACATAAGAGCTATGGCACGTAAAGTAAATACCCGGACTTCCAGTGAAAAGGAGAAGTTTGATCTCGTCACCGATTATCATGGTGCGACTAACAAGTACGGCAAGGTACAGATTGTCGATAAGCAAATGAGCACCCATGATAAGCTGTATGACTATCTCGGCAAATCATCTAAAAACAAATAGTCATGTCAAAAAGTGATGAATATAAAGCTTGGAATAAAGCTAGAAGGGAAGCCAATAAGGGCTTAAAAGGAGACAATAGGATTAAAAAGAATGATGTAGTTGATGTAATTACTACTCCGGAAGGTAAGAAGGTTAGAAAGCCTCTAAGTAAGAAGGTAAGTAAGCATCGCAAGGGTGGCAAGATACCTTCTGCTAATAAGAAAAAGCACAGGGGTAAGATAAGCCCAACGGATGCTCCTTATGGTGCTGGTATTGACAATTATAGCCAATAAACTATGCTTAAGTACTCACCTGTTGTCAAGGAGGGGATTCCTCAGTTAGCTCCCGGCTCTAAGGACTACAATCGCTATTGGAGCTTACAGATTGACAGGTGCAAAAACGGCTACAAGCCTTCTGGTGGTGTAAAGATACCGGGAGCATACTACTTCTACTTAAACTTCTTTCAGATACTTGCTAGGGATGAGAAGACCAACAGAAAGAGGATACAGTCTCCATGGTATAGGGATCTGGATCATGAATACTTTGAGAGAGTCTATACCTGTAAGAAAGAGGGCAGGGGCTTAATTGTCCTAAAGGCTAGGGATAAGGGGTTTTCATTTATGAACGCTGGCTTGGCTTTGTATGAGTGGACATTCTTTCCTAACAATGAGATTGGCGTTGGTGCTGCCACCCCTGCTTATGTAGCATCTTTCAGGAACAAAGTTGTCAATTCATGGAACAAGCTTCCTCCACAGATACGTCATAGAAAGGATCTGGCAGATAACGAGCTTATGATGAAGTCTGGATACCGTATCAAGGAAAACGGTGTGTGGCTGGAGAAAGGCATTAAGTCCATTATGCATTTTAGGTGCATGGACAATCCGGAGGTCTTTAGGGGAGAGCGTTTTTCCATGGCTATCTTCGAGGAATTTGGAGAAATGAAACATGGCTTACGGGCGTATATGGCTACCGAGGCATGCTTTAAGGATGGTGCTATACAGTTTGGAATCCCTATTGTTGGGGGTACAGCGAACATAATGAATAAGTCTGACGACTATTTGGAAATGTGGTATAACCCTGAGAAGTACAACTTAGAGCAGTTTTTTATTCCTGCCTCAAAGGTGCTGTTTGGCTTTTTCAACCGCAAGACAGGCATTAGTGATGTTGAGGGAGGCACTGAGCACTACCGGGGTATCCGCAAAAAGCTGCATGACTCCAAGGACAAGACTGCTTATTATCTGCACATACAAGAACATCCCCTTGTTCCAGAAGATGCCTTTGTACAGTCCAACAGAAGTCCTTTTGACCTTGACAAGCGCAACGAGCAGATAGGCAAGATTTTGGCTAACAAGTCCTTGCAGGGCATGATAAGCACCGGGGATCTGGTTTGGAACAGGACAAAGACAGAGGTGGAGTGGGTGCTTAACCCAGAGGGTAAGATGAGAATATTATACCATCCTAAAAAAGATATGCTCAATTTAGACATAGGTGCTGTTGACTCCTACACCCAAGAGGAAGCTCCTAACTCAGAGTCTAAGGGCTGTGCTATGGTGTTTAGAAGGTGGACAATGAATGAGGATGAGCCTTCGTATTTGCCTATAGCCATGTATGTAGATCGCCCATATACCAAAGATCAGTGGTATGAGAATACCGTTAAGCTATTTACCTATTACGGAGCTAAGACTCTTACAGAGTACACAGACGAAGGGTTCTTTAACTACTACATCAATAACAATCATTCCAAGCTACTAAAGGAAAGACCACGTGCTGCCGATGCCCCTTGGGGTAAGGTTGCCAACCGCTATGGTGTACACATGAAGTCATACCAGAAAAACCTTATAGTTGACTTGCTTGATGATTATATCAAAAAGCATGTGGAGAATATCTATTTTTTGGAGTTGCTGCAGGACTTAGCTAATTTTGGCATTAAGAATACTGACATGGCTATGACCTTTGGCATTGTCCTTTTGCATGACACTGATAACTCCAACATACGGGTTATGAACCGAAAGGATCTGGAAAGTAAGAATAATTATTTTTTGCCGACATATAAGACCATAGATGGCATACTACAAGTTGTAAACAGTACAAATTATGAGAAGTATGGCTCAAAGAGCAATGATCCTCTTAATTTACTTAAACGAAGAATATAATGGCTAATAACGCTACCTCTCAGGGAGTTTTCCCTAAGCAGAATATACCCGAAGGGAAAAAAGACAAGGAATGGTGTAAAAGAAATGTGGAGGCTATTTTAGCTTATCAGAACTATACTACCAAGTTTAATCGTGAAAGGAAAAAGGATTATGAGAACTACCTTATCTTCAATGGGGTGTTTGATACCAAGACGTTTGAATATGTGACCAATACATACGGCATATCTTCTCCTGCACGTTTGGTAAACTATCCGATGATCACTCCTAAGATAGAGGTCTTGGTGGGAGAGTTTATGATAAATCCCATGAACTTCACCGTAGAGGCTGTTAACGAAGATGCAGTGGTAAGGAAGATAGACCAGTTGGTGTCTAGGGTTACTGAGGAAATAATAGCTCCTGTAAGAAAGCAGATAGAGGCAGAAATGGGTATCAGCTTTGAGGAAGAAGAAGTGGACTTCCAGCTTCCTCCTGAAGCAGCTAAGTGGGAGAAGATGAATATGAGGGAAGCCATTGAGGAAATCACCCATTATGGTCTTTTGGAGCTTATAAAAAAGTACCAGCTTAAGCACACCTTTAAGCAGGGGTTGTATGATCAGGCTATTACGGCAAAGGAATTTTATGCTGTAGGCATTAAAAATAACGATCCCTACATACGAAGGGTTGATCCAAGGGCGTTGATATATGACATCAACTCAGAGTCTGAAACGCTGCAGGATTCTTCATGGGTGGCAGAGGAAAGGTTTTTACAGGTTAACGAGATCATAGATGAATATGGAGATTACCTTACAGAAGATGAGGTGAGGAAGGTGGAGAAGATGCGCTATGAGGGGCAGGACTCCCTCCAGCGATATAACAAGCCCTACCAGTGGTATTACAAAGACGACTCTGTTACTCCTATGCGTATTCGTGTAGTAACAGCCGTATGGAAGTCTTTAAGAAGAATGAATTTTAAGATGTCACCAAACAAGTATGATCCTGATGTTCCTTTCAAAAAGGTTATGAAGGATGATTACAAAAAGAAAAAGGGTGATAATGTACAGACAAAGACCATTACCGATATCTGGACAACTACCATGATAGGTCACGACATTTTGGTAAATGCAAGGAGAAGCCCCAACCAGCCACGTAAGGAGGAAAATTACTCTTATGCTCCTTTGCCTTATGTGGGAATTATAAAAAATAACATAGATGGTATAACCCTTTCGCTGGTCGACTCGTTAAAGAACATACAGTTGCTTTATAACATTGTTATGTTCCATATAGAACTCACTATGGCACGTGCCGGGGGAAAGGCTGTTGTATATGATACATCCCAAAAGCCTAATGACCTTGCTTTAGAGGATGTGTTTTACCATGCAAAGAACTCTGGGATAATCCCCATAAATTCCAAGCAGGAGGGAAATCAGATCTCTAGTGGCTTTAACCAGTTCCAGCAAATAGACTTTACCCTTTCCAATTCAGTACAGCAGCTTATCAATCTAAAGGTTATGCTGGAACAGACTACTGTTATTATTTCCGGCATATCTCCTGCAAGGGAAGGTCTTACGGGAAATTCAGATACAGTAGGTGTCAACGAGAGGAACGTGGTTCAATCCACCCTTATCACCCAAACGCTTATGGCAAATCATCAACGCACTATAGGCATGGCATTACAATATGCTGCTGATGTGATGAAGTTCTGCTGGTTTGAGGGCAAGAAGATCAGGGCATTTATGGGTGATCATGGCGCTAAGCTTTTTGAGGTGTCTAAGTCAATGTGGAATGATGAGGTGGCAATTCACATAGAGCACTCTACCAAAGAGGCTGGCGACAAAGAGAAAATGCTACAGTGGGGCAGGGAAGCCCTCTCTGCTGGTGCTACAGATTGGCTAAGCATCATAAAGGTCATGAATGCTGATACCGCTAAAGAGGCTGAGAAGATTTTGGAAAGTGGCTTAGAAGAAGTCCGTAAGCAACAGGAGGCTCAACAACAGGCACAGCAGCAAGCTCAACAGGCGCAGCAAGAAGCTCAACAGGCACAGACACAGATGGAAGCTCAGAAGGAACAAGCTGCTAATGAGACTAAGATCAGGGTTGCTGAAATTAACAAGGAGTCTGCCTTGGAGGTTACGCAACTTAAGATTGATGGAGGTCAGGAGACTCAGGACTTCAGGCAGCAGCATGATAAAGGCATGAGCATGCTTAACACTACTAATGAAATGGGTAAAAATGCACAAACGGCAGATTTAAGTGCTGCAGAAAAGCAGATTCCTGAACCTGTAAGCGAAGAAGAACAGCTAGAAGAAGAAAGCCTGTCTTCCAAAGCTATTGATCAGGCTGAAGAAAAGCTTGGATCTAAAGAAGATAAGAGATAAGTGTATCTGTAAGAGTATGTGTTTGTAGAGAGTTGTATTATTATTTTTATATTTGTTAAATCTAATCTAAATCAATAAGTTATGTCTGATAAAGAAAATGATGAAGTTAAAGAAGGCGAAGAAGTTGCCGTAACACCAGATGAAGGCTCTGCTATTGCAGAGAAAAATGAGGAATTTGATCCATCTAAATTCACCGATGATGATAAGATGGAGGCAGAAGATCCTACTGCCATATCTAAGAAAGAGGACACTAAGAGTGAGGATGATAAGGATTCCGAGACTGCAGAAGATCAGAATGCAGATACAGAGCAAGAAGCAGAAGAACAAGGCGAAAGCACTGACTACCAGACCATAGAGGAAGAAGCAGAAACCACAGAAGAAGATCAGCAAGAAGAAGCTGAAGGAGAGACAGAGACTGAGGGGGAAGAAGCTGATGAGGTGGAAGGCTGGCAAGCTGTTGCCGAGGATCTGGGTATTGATGTCGATAATTATCAAGACTTCAAAAACATTTTATCGAATCAAAAGGAATTAGCGGTTGCTGGTCAGACAAACGAGAAAATCAACAATATGAAGGGTTTTCTCGAGTTGGGTGATGAGGCGCTCATGCGTGAAGAATTCAAAGCCAAAGGCTACAACGAAGAAGATGTTGAAGATGAAATCGACATCATGATCGAAAATGGTACAATTCGATCTAAAGCCAGAGGCGTACGCAAAGATATTGAGGCTGTAATTGGCAGGGAGCAACAAGCCCTTACAGTCGAACCATCAACATCAGAGACAATGTCTCAAGAAGATATTGATGCATCTAACCGGGAACTTAAAGAATACCTGTCAAAGACAGAGAAATTCTATGGGGGAAAGGCTAGTGATAAGCAGAAGGATGGACATTATGAGTACATCCAATCAGGTAAGTTCTTTGATGAAATTACCGAGAATGCAGAGTCTGTTGCTAAGGCTGCTTGGTTGTGGCGGTACAAGGATCAGATCCTTAAAGCCGAAACAACTAAAGCTATTGAGAAGGGGAAGTCGTCTATTTTAGACAATATGACAAACCCAGAGGGTCAGCGAAGCAATCAATTACCGAGTCCAGACACCGGAGAGTTTAACTCTGGCAAGTTTATAGAGTCGGATCAAATGTAACATTCATAATATTTAACAACAATTAAAATGAAATTTCACTCAGGATCGTACGGTAAGGATACCGTAGAGAATAACTCTTTGGTAGTTAATCTTCTAAAATATCCAGAAATTTCCAAAGCTTTAATTCGTCAGTTTCCACAGTACTCTTTGACATATTTTCTAGAGGGTACGGGTAGGTTTGCGAAGGAGCAGCTAATTGGAGATAATGCCTTTAAGTGGTCTATTTTAGGTCGCTTGAATCGCCCATCAACTTCTACAGGCACACAGACAGGTGCTACGCTAGGGGCTGCTGGAGCATCATTCACCATTGAGGTGTTTGAAAATTATTTGAATCCTAATGATGTTATCCGGTTTAAGGATGGAACTCAGGCTATTATAGTCTCAGATGCTACCCCTGTGGGAAGCAACTATGAGTTCACCGTAAAGCTACAGACAAATGATGTTGCTGCAGTTTTTGATTCTGCTACCAACTTTGCCGTTGGTGCTACGACCAATACAATCGGATCAGCATTTCCGGAAAACTCTGATCGAGGATACGAAAACCATGTGTATCCAGATTGGTATGTAAACTATCTAGGTATCAATCGTAAGTCCAAGTCCATTTCAGGATCGGCTCTTACTGATATTACTTGGATCGAGAACAATGGTCAGCGACTATGGTTCTTTACAGACCAAAATCTGGTAATGGAAGAATATCTTTATCAGATGGAATTAGCCCGGTGGTATGGAAAATCCACTATGGATGCTAACGGTTCTTCTTTGGTCACAGATGTAGATGGAAACCCCTTGGTAACAGGTGACGGGGTGCTTCAGCAGATTGATTCTGCTAATACGGATACCTACACAGTTGATCTTACAGAGGATATCATCGTAGATTTTATTGCTAATCTTAGCCTGAACTCTGGCAAGAAGAACAATAACTGGATGGTATTTACTGGAACTGGCGGTAAAGTAGCTTTTCACAAGGCTATGAGGGAGTTGGTTTTCCAAGGCAATTCACTTATCTATGATATGGATGCTGGAAGAAACCTTGAACTAGGTGTACACTACACGACTTACAATGCGTTAGGTCATAGGATCACTTTGGTTCACAATCCATTATTTGACGATCCCAACTTGCACACGGACATTGATCCGGGAACAGGTTATCCAAAAGAATCATTCCGTATGGTTTTCATGGACATGGGAGTAACCAACGGTATTGCCAATATCGAGGTTAAAGTCAAAGGAGCAGGTGGTGTTGATCGTGGGATGATCGTTAAGTATATTCCCGGTATGGTTAACCCATTTGATCAGAAATCAATGGTGGCATCTAATTCCAAGGATGGCTTCGTTTGTGAAGTCCTTTCCGAGTCTGGAATTATTGTCAGAAACCCATTGGCATGTGGTCAACTGCTTAGGGCGTAAGTCACGAAGTTTCAATTTAAGTTTAATGTTTAAGAAAGAGTTTTAGTTATGGAAGCACAAGTGAAAGAAAAGAAGGGGGTAAATGTACCCAAGGACACGAAAGGGATGGTCGAGGTTCGGATGAAAAATCCAAAAAGAACCGGAACCATCACCCTTCGTGACTATACAGATAGGGCTGGAAAGCTCAGGAAACTTGTAGATGAAAATGGTGATGCAAGGGTTATTAAGTACACAAATGCTGTAAAATTTCTTGACTTAAAAGAGAAAAACGACAGATTGGAGTATGTACACCTTAAGGATCATCCCATCTATGTTCTTGGTTCTAGTCCAAAGATTGTCTTAGTCAATAAAATTGATGAGGCAGAAAAGAATATTGATAAGAAGGAGTTGGCAATAGATGCCATGCTTGTTGCCAGAGAATTGCGAGGTGAGAAGCTGGCTGATTTTTCAAGGATACTTGGTGTCAATACCTCTAATGTTATTGATTCGGTTATCAAGAGTCAGGTATATGATTTTGCCGAGACAAAGCCCAAGGAGTTTATGTCTGCTTGGAATGATCCTAACAGACCATTCAAGCAAGTAGCATACAAGGGTAAGAATGCAAAAGTATTCAGTATCCGGAATAAGGTCTGGTACTACAGGGATGTATTGATGGGTGCTAATATTGACGAGGTCATAGTTTGGCTTAATGACAACGAAGATTTGCTGCCTTCTATACGCAAAGAAATTAATAGCGTGAAGTAATGACGTTTGCTAAGATGCATGAGGATATTGATGTTATTCTGGACAAGCATGACATTGCATGGCATGAGCCGGAGGAAAAGGATATCTTTTTGAATTTTGCGCTTAATGAGTATGTTAAAGACAGGCATACAGAGTTTGAGGTAAATGAAAAGCGTAGAGAGGACATAAGGACTCTTATATCATCTGCTACGGGAAGTACATCAACGGTGACGTTGCCTTCTGATTTTCTTTTTGCCTTATCACTCAAGGGATTGTTTCAGGTGGTGTCGTGTGGTGTTCCTGTAAACCAAGAGCATTTTATACGACCTTTCCAGCATGATGATATAAACAAGGTGGCTAATGATCCTTTCAACAAGCCTACCAATACCCATCCTGTATATGTTTCTACATCTACAGGCTATGATGTCAGGAGTGATAATGCCCCGGTATCTTGGTCGTTGACGTATTTGAAAATACCTCTTGCTATAGACGGAACAAACAATCCAACAGTAAGTTCAGATTTACCTGACTATACTCATGAAGAAATTGTTAATTTAGCGATTAGGAAGATTTTGGCTACTCTTGACAAGCAGCAATCCTATTCGTTACAAACCAACGAAATACAAAATCAAGAATAATATGAAAGATCTTAAAGACATGTTAAAGAGGGAGCTTCAAGCAGAAGCTACTAAATTAGGAATAGATTTTAAGTCAGGTGATGCGAAGTCTGTTCTAATCAAGGCTATTGAGAAAGCTCGTAAAGCTTCAGAAGAAAAACCTGTTAAGAAGGTTACTCAAACGGCTGCTGCTCGCCCTGCGAGGCGTAGGGTTTTTAACGCTATGCTTCACCGATACGAGTGGAAATAAACTAAATTAATAATTCATTTAATACACAATAAAAATGAAAAACACAAAAGCAAGGTTTGCTTCATTTTATGATGCAACTGCAAATTCGCCAGCAGTAGCTGGTGGCAAATTAACAATTCAGGGTGATGATGGCTCTGGGGGCGTAGTAAGTCCGGACTTTGTACTTAAGTATTCGGATATTGTTTCTGCTTCTTTTAGCTCGTATGCTGCTGGAACTGACCAAAGGGATGATGTAACGATGGCTTCTACTACGGTAGGTGATAAATTGATCATTACAGTCGTTTATCCTGACAGTCGGCAACTGACCAGACATTCGTTCACTGTTTATGTAGCTACTGGTGATACGCTTCCTTCACTAGCTCTTAAGTTCGAAGCTTCTATAAATACTCATGGAGTGTTTACTGCGGTTGCTGCTACAAATGATGTTCAAATAACTTTAGGTTCAGGAGATCCTTTTACCATAGTTGTTTCTGCAGGATTAACAGTTGCATCTTCTGCTGCTCATGTAGAAGCAGTTGGCACTTCTGCTGATTTGACTGCTGATGGTCTGTCGGGTTATGCTCCTGCTAATACGTATGATGTATTCGAGATTGAGCATTATGTAGATGTTCCATCTGGAACTAACAAGAAGACCATAGAGCTTACTAAGGCTATTAGCAGGGTATATACTCTTGTTGCTAACATTGGTACGTATGATACTACAGGTGGTGCTTCTCCATCAGGAGGAACTACTCTTGCAGATATCTTATCAGCTAATTATGTGGATTTAGCTAATCCTACAGCTTATGCTGGTACTGAAGTCGCAGGACTCCAGAGGCTTCACGATAAGGGTATCGGAACCGTATCTTAAGCAAGTACTGCGTTTGAATCAGAAAAGTCAGGGTGGGGTGTACCCTGCTCTGGCTTTTTTATTATTTGTACAATGGCGACTCTCAATGAACTTTCTTACAACGTACTGAACATAGCAAGGGGTGGTTTGTCTTCTGATGATGATAGGCTTAATCTCAGGCAGATTAAATTCTGGATAGAGTACTATCGTGCTAAGCTCATATATGAATATTCACAGCAGGCAGTAAGTCGGCATAAGGCTGAGTCAACAACAATAGATCCTCAACTTGTTCAGGATTTAGGATTGTTAACTCTTGAAGAAGTTGATAAAGCTGATTCTAATGTAATAGATTGGAATTGCACTGTAAAGCGTGTAGCAATACCTAAGTTAGTTGATCTCCCCAATAATAAGGGATTGGTGTGGGTAGGATTGGCTGACAAGCAAACACCTATTATTCTCACGCCTTCTAATATAGTGGGGATACGTAAAAATCTTCGCTTTACAGGTAATATGCGTAGGGCATACTTTATTGGTGGCTACCTATACGTTACCGATCCTTTTAACGAGGATATTTGTTATATAAACGTCAGGGGCATATTTGATAAGCCTTTGGATGTTGAAGTGACAGGTGCTGATGGGGTTGTCTCATGCATTACTGACGAAGACCAGTATCCGATGCCGGAATATTACGTATCTGACATAGTCCAAAGAATTTTATCCATAGAACTGAACATGCTTATCAGGAGTCCCAATGATGAGATAAACGATAGTAGAGAAACACAAGTTGAGCAGACAAGAGCAAGATAAAAACCTGTACTATAGCCTTTATGGTATCTGGACTATAGTTAAGCAAAAGCTGGCTGAGAAAACAGGCGAGAGGATTAAGTATGAACGCTTCTCTAGGATAGTAAGGACTTACCTAGATGTAGTACTGGAGAGAGTTATCTATAAGAACCAGCCAGTAGATCTATACAGCAGGATGGGTACTTTGTTTGGAACAAAAATATTATGCACCAAGTTTAACCCTTACAAGAATCATTTTCATAAAGAAAATGGCAAAAAGGTGCTAAAGAAGGTGAGCGTAAATATCATGAAAGATGATGGGTACTTCTTTTTTATAGCATGGAAATACCCCAGATGGTTTAATATGTACAGGTTTAAGGCTGCTATTAAATGGAGAAGGTTTATATATAAGAATGTTGTAGATGGATCGGATTATCCAGAACTATGTCCTTGATTGTAAGTAAAGAAGAAAAAAACAAAAGACTTGAGATTTGCGGTGCGTGCGATAGGTATATTAAAACCACTTCACAATGTAAGGTGTGTATGTGTTTTATGAACGTAAAAACAGCATTGTCCGTTTCTAAGTGTCCTAAAGGAAAATGGTATGCCACAAGGTAGAATAAAGGTAGAGACAATCATAGCCAATGTCGTAAGGGATCTTCAACTCTCTAGTGTTAACGATGTCATAGATTATATGATTGAATGGGCTTATGAGGCTGAAACAGCCATAGGATCGTATGATACCTTTGTAAGAAAAGAATGTGAACTCAAGATAGAGAACAATAGGATCAGGCTCCCGGCTGACCTCTACCAGTTTGTCTCTCTTAAAGTTGGAGGTACTTATCCAGAGATTACATTTCGTGATTTCAGGTTATTCTACAAGGACTCACCCAATTTGGCTACTAATTCATCGGGTTCAGGACTCCGCATTAACGGTTCAGAGACAAGAACCTCTAAGATGGCTATGGAGGGAGGTTGGATTCATGTATCGGGTATCCAGCAGGAAACAACAGCAGGATTGGCATACATGGCATTTGATTTAGACGATAAAGGGTTTCCCCTTATCAAGGATGGTCATGAAAAGGCTGTTACCGCTTATATTATGTGGAAATACAAGACCGCACCGTATGTGGAAGGCACAGTGCCACATCATGTCTATGCGAGCTTGGAGCGTAGGTGGTATTGGCTGTGTGGTCAGGCTAGGGGGGATGATGAAATGCCAGATCCCAAACAACTTGAATATATCGCTTCATTGTATCATCAGCTACTACCGCTAGCTTCTAAAAACTTTTTCTAATGGAGCGTATTACCAACAGCTTCGAGGGTGGTTGGAATAGAGATATTACCAAAACAGCAAGGGCAGCTAATACATATACACGTTCCATTAACGGCAGGCTTATCTTTAATGTAGATGGCACGATGTCTTGGGAGAATGCCAAGGGTACGCTAAATACCGTTTCTGGTTGGGATTCAAATAGCTTTGTTGTTGGGGCAAGAGACTTAAATGAGGTAATAGTAGTACTCTCTAAGTCAGATGCTCTAAGTTATAGTGAAATAGGCATACTGATCTGTCAGCCAGATGGTTCTTCAGTATATCAGAAGCTATTCAGGGATTCTACAGATGATCCTGATGGAAACGTCTTGGGGTTTTCTGAGCTTAACCTACCACAGGTAGTGACGTTCTACGAGAGTAAGGACTTATACAGAGTCTATTGGGTTGATGATTTAAGTGAGCCCAGATCTTATACGTTCAAAAAAACTGGAGCAAACACATACGAGGGTGTTACTCCTAGTGTAAATGGCATAAACCTTTCTCCTAATTGGGAAATGGGCTATTTTAATTTTGTACAGCAAGTTCAGGGAAGTCTTAAGACAGGAGCATACCAATACACCTATCGAATGGTTACGGTAGATGGCTATAAAACGCCTTGGTATCCTATATCGACACCAGTAATAGTATCTGCTAATATACCAGATAAATATACTCCTTCAGAGTATCATTTATATGATTTTGACAATGCAGATAGCTCGGGTTCCAAGGCAAACATGCTTAGGCTTAGTGATTTGGATACCGGGTATGACACTATAGAGGTAGCTGCTGTTTATTCTATTGTTAGTTCGGGTGCAAAAGAAGCCACGATATTCTTTGTAGGCAATGTGGACAAAACGGGTGCAGATATGTACTTTAAGCATACCACCATAGAGGGGATACCTATAGAGCTTACTGAAATAACAGACAGGAAGGAATTTATTTTTAGGGCAAAAACGATACAGGTAAAAGACAACAGGCTATGGGTGGGCAATACAGAGTCGGGTGTTGCCGGGTTTGACATACCAGATGATACCTTGGCATTATTAACTGTAAAGCCAGAGATTAGGTGTTATAATGAAGATCAACAACCAGCTTGGACAGGAACTGATGCTGGTGAAGATGGTTATCCTGTGTATTATGATTCGAGTAGACTTGTGTCGTATGTCAAAAATGCATATAGTTATCCTAGTGGTCTTCCTTTAGAAGGTAAAAAGATTGTATCTGAGACAAATAAGGGGGGTGCTCTTTATGATTATACCAGCTATAAGGGCGCATATATGGCGCATGATAGAGTTGGCTATTTTAGGGATGAGCAATACAGGTTTGGCATTACATTTTTTGACAAGAAGGGCAATCCCTTATTTACCAAGCATCTTGCCGATGTAGAGATACCGCCTCAAAATGCAACAGATTATACAAATACAACAGGAAGCGATCCTTCAACAGGTTTGCTGGGCGAACCTCGATCTAGAATGACGGCACGCAGAGTTAGAAATAATGGCACTATACACACGATACCAGCTTTTGAAGAAAGCCCTGATCATTATACAGCTTTAACAGGATCAAATCAAATAGGTAATGTTGCTCTTGATCTTGATAAGATAACTGGTGTTTTGTCTTCAGTGGCTACAAAAAATACTGAATTGGTATATCAAAAAGAGGATGTAAGCTATCTTGGCAAGTTATTTAGTGATGATGAGTATGTCGCTAACCGTGAACCCGAAAATGTGGCGCAATCAGCACTTAGAATTGTAGGGTTAAGTTTTAGTGGTATTGAAATGAACACTCCTGTACCTGAGTTGGGAAATGAGCCGTTGCATAAGTTTATAGGTGGTTTTTCAATAGTAAGAGTGCCAAGAGAAGGGGATGATGAAATGGTCAAGCAACAAGGCTTAATGTTTCAGGCATGTCATGGAGAAGGAGAGCCTATAATACGCCCTTTTCATGGTATAGCTAATTATTGGGTTGATGATGCAGGGATAGTAATTAATGAAAACAATGGAGTAAATCCTACAAACTCTCAAGATCCACCGAAGAATAGCATCTTTAAGGAAGGCAAAACAGATTGGCAAGGATGGCAGGGGGTTAGGGATGATGTAGCTATGCATGCAGAGCCACACGTATATACTTTTGATTCTCCTGACTACATGCTTAGGGGAGTCGCTCCTAGCCCTGATGGGGCTGGTACTATGAACTTTGTGGCATCTTTAGAGCATGGCTTTGAAAGACCGACTAATCCTGTTTATGGAAATTTGTTTAAGCCATTTAGGCATGCGTGGATTCAAAAATTTAGTGACTCTATGAGTCAATATTTTTTCCCTGACTCTATCCCTAACTCATGGTTGAATCAGACGAATCCAACTTTGGGTACACAAACACTATATCATAAGTATCGTATAACTCATGGAATAGAAGCAGTTGGAACATTTTCTATGACTACTGGTTCTCAAGGAGGATTTGCTAATGGTAAGGATTTTGAACCAGATGGGGGTATTGGACTCGGACTTAGTTTGAGGGGATTATCAGATGATTCTAAGTTTACTCCCGACCATGATGATTGGAATGCAGATGGTACTGGCAAAAAAAAAGAATTTTTAAGATGCTTTCATCATCCCAAGGGTGTCGTTATTAAAACAAATGGTTCTGCTCCGGGGTATCATACATGGGCTGGACAAGCAATAGCTAACAAACATTTTGGTGCTAATTTATTTAATTATCGTGTAGAGAATGCTTCAGGACAATATGGTGGAGCTACATTAGAAGGACTAGAAGCCAACATCTATCATACAACTAATCATTTTCAGCCCGTTACAACAAAGGAGCTAAATGACATATCCAATGGTAGTCAAAGGCAATTTGACAATATAGAGATATGGGGTGGGGATTGCTACATGCAATATTTTGGCTATCTACGACTATACCCAAGAATAGTAAATGATGGCGATGGGTGTGCTCCAGATCAACAACCAAATAACAATCAATACAAGGATCATCCAGATTATGCATCGGGTATTTGTTTTCCTTTAGAAAGTAAGTATAATTTAACATTAAGGCGTTCTACGGGCGATGCTAATGGTACTCCCATGTGGGCGCATCACGGGAGCAGACATGCAAATGATTGGAATACAAGTGGTAGTCTTTACCAGTTTCAACATGATCCTACTGGTACCTGTGATGCTGATCTTTTTCATGAAAAATGGGAATTACATAGTGTTGTTACTTATCGGGATAAGGTTATGCCCTTTGTCAGTAAGCCTTCAGACTTTATTAAAAGCTATGATCATCCTACCAGATGGCATTGGAGTAATGAAAAGAAACCCTATGGAGAGGTGATAGACAGGTTCCGTCAGTTTGAGGAAATCTCCAATTTCGACCTTAATGCAGAATATGGTGAAATCAATGGTAATGGTTTGTTGTTTAATTATATGTATTCTTTTCAGGAGTCGGGGTTTGGAAGGCTTAGGATAAAGGACAGGGCTGTATTGCCGTCAGATTTGGGAAGTATAACACTAGGAGAAGCTGGCATAATGGAGGGTATTGACTATGTATCTAAGACCTATGGAACACAGCATAGAGATTCTATCGCATATACAGATCACAATATCTATTGGGCTGATGCTCGCATGCGTAAGATCATCAAGTTTGGTCAGGATGGCACAGATGTTATTTCAGACTCCAAGGGAATACATAGTTTTATAGCACCATATCTAGAACAGGTAGAAGAACTAGAGCAAATAGCTGGCGATGGTGGTATAACATCTACTATTGATTATGAGAATAATGATGTCTTGTTTACCATCAGGAGAACTTTAGGTAATCCTGAGCAGGAGTGGGCTGTGTTCATTAATGAGACACAAACAAAATCTGGGATATTTCGCTATGAACTAGATGTATTGACTTATTATACTTCGGTGGACATGGGGGCTGAAGACCTATCTGCCCTTACTGTAGGTGATACTGTAACATGGAGTTTTTTCGATAGGGATATTGGAAATACTGCAACACAAACATTCACAATAACAGGGCTCGGAAGTTCATCTATAGAAATAAATGATGGTGGTTATTTTAATGGGAGCAATTTGTTGGATGGTGATCCTGTTGAAGTTACTGCTCTTTTTGGTATTCCAACAATTTCAAAGGGTGGTAACTTAGAAACTACATATTCGGGTGCTAATGATCCAGATGGTAGCAAACGCTCTTTAACCTTTAGCTATAATGAAAACATAGCTTCATTTGTAAGTGAATACACATTTTACCCAATTCTTTATTTCCATAAAGGGAAGCACCTGTACAGTGTTGATAATTTTGCTGCTACCCAAACATATATCTGGCAGCATAACATAGGAGAGAGAGGCAACTATTACAGCACTTACTATTTTTCTGCTCTTTTGTTTGTAGTAAATAAGTTCGGAGCTTCGGTTAAGAAGTTTGATTCAAATTATTTGAGTGTTAACAAGGATGGTGTTCAGATCCTCAGTACAGCCAGATATCTAACCGAAGAACAAACTCAGTTAGTTAACGTATCAGCAGAGAGTGTGAACGTACAGGGAGGTTATGCTCCTAGCCGAAGGGCTAAGTTTAGGAGTGGGTTGTATCGTTTCCCAACTAGAGGCAGGAATGAATCAAAAAGATTGGTTGGGAAATACATGGAAACAATATACCATGTTCAAAATATAAATGATACTAAATTTAGCCTAACAAGTGTTGATAGCTCTGTAAGGTTTCAAAATAGAGTATAATGCGTAATTTAGCAAAACAAGAAAGCCATCATGCCATTATATAGTGATACAAGACAACTACAAGAAGGATCTTCAGGGCTCTCTGTCCGTGGAAAGAAATATACTGCAGGAAACGCTTTTTTGCGTGTAGGAAGGTTCTTTTCAGGGAAAGACAAGTATGGTCAAAACCAGAAGAATAAGAACATTGATAATCTCCAAAAAGGAATTAAGGCAGTTGGTGCTGTAGCAGCTACTGTACTTAGCGGTGGTGCTTTGGGTGCTGCTTTTGGTGGAGGGGCAGCAGGAACAGCAGGGGCAGGAATAGGAACTGTAACTGCTATGCCTGCCGGAGGTTGGGCTGCTGGTAGTACTGCCGTTGGCTCTGGAACCGTATTGGCTGGTGGTACTGGTACTGCTGGTGCTGCTGTTAGTGGTGCTAGTACAATGGTGTCAAGTGTTATGCCGAGTGCTCTTGGGGGAACTTCTGCTGCTGCTAATACTACTGCTAGTCTTGCTCCTACTGCTGTTAAAGCTGCTACTGGTCTTGCTCCTGCTGCTGTTAATCCCACTGCTAGCGTTGTTCCCGGTGCTTCTGCTCCTGCTACTACAGGAACTGCTCCTACAGGAACAGGTACTGTATTGTCTAATGCTCCTACTACTTCTTATAGTTCAGATTCTTTAACTGCAACAGGAAAGAGCTACACTCGTACAGGAGATCCTTTCAAGGATTTTGCTACAGAAAATGCACATTCTGGAACTAAAGAAGAAGTTGTGAAGTGGGCAAAAGAACAAGGATATCCTGCTACTACTACTACTACGAGTGCTCCTACTACTACTACTCCTGATGCCAGTAACGTAAGCTCTGAAGTTATACAGAAGTATGGTGCTCGATGGAAAGAAAGCACTAAAAATGTAGTAAAGAGTGTATTTGAAGGAGAAGATAGTATTGCTGGTAAATTTACACATGGTCTTCTTAACAAGCCAGCAGATCAGTCATTCACCAAATATGTTGGTCAGTTTATGAGTGATCCTAAAAATATTCAAGGGATGTCAGCAGAGGGATTAAAGATGGTCAAGTCATATCTTAAAAGTAAGGGTGAGGGTGAAGCTCCTGCAAGCAAAAATGTAGCACCAACAGTAAATTAT